ATTGGCATTCACGAGGAGATTAAATAGAAAAATACAGTTAAATTGCTGTGTACCCTCTGTTTCTTCTGCTAAGTTTAAATATGATATGATTCACTTTTATTAGCAGAACGTCATACTTAGTGCGTTCTCGTAAGTACACAAGAATACACAAACCCAACCAAACCTTATCCGTTTGTTTCGTGACTTTTTCAGATTTACACATTTGTTAAACTTCTTGGAAACGAATTTTGTCTTCGTTTTCCTTATATATTATAGACACCATTTTTCACACAACACAGTAGTTGTGTTTTGTTGGTCAACAAACCCCGCCATTGCGCTCGAATCAATAATATTTATTAGATCGTTTTATATCTTCATGTAGACTGAGGGAAGTACCCGAAATACATAGTAGAATGCACATAGTGTACAGAGCACACATGTTAGCATAAACGACTTTTATACCAGTATATTCCTGGGACTTATTGTATCATATGCCTACCAAGCGTAATGTTGTTTTGTTATCTCATCAAGAAAGGAGCCTTGGAAACTCTTAGTACGGTCGAGACTTATCAATTCATGAAAGTAGGTGGCTTTCTAAATGGACGCGCTACGGCGCACAAATAAAGGTCAAGCCGACCAAAAAGGCACAAAATTAAAACACACACCTTCGTTGCCTGCTGTTGCCTACACTAATAGTGATGGATACACAGGGTACGAAGAGACTTTAGGCGCTGCTCCGCATGTACCTAAATCCCCGCGGTCGCCAGACATACCAAAACGCGGTACTTTCAAGCGTAAATTTGCCACCCCTCTAGGTAGGGTTGCGGAAATGGATCCCTTGGATAAGATGCTTCTCACAAAAGAGAAGGATAAACATATTGATCGAGCTCATTCTCGACGGCGTCAATATAAAAGGAAAGGCCTCTTTCCTGATGAAATTTACCCACAATCTGGGAGATGGACTTATCAGAGGTCAGAAGAATCAAGAGTGTTTTTATCCTCTGATTACTTTGTCGAAGAGATTTTTATCTTTCCTGCCTCAGGTGGTTTACGCCATCTGGAAGATGCGCTCATCATTTTTGAGCGTATTTTTGAGGATTTTAGGCCAAGGATGACGTCGATTTGCAAAGAATATTATGATGAACTTCATGATTTAATTGTTACTTACTACGATATTGAAGACATGTATGAAGCCGATGAAGGCTTTACTACTGATGACGATACAGCTTTGGGACATTGTCTGCTTTTACGGAAAACCATTGGTGACAATACTCGCATTTTATATGAACTTTGTGTTTCGCTTGCTACTATAGAGACACAACCACGCAGAACTACAACTCCCGTTCCATTTACAGAGGGGTCGTATGAACCGCAAATGTGGTCTGGCGTTCCAATGAATGTTTCCATTGATGATACCACTGCTGATTTACTTTCGCAGTTAGGTAAGGATATATCATCCGCTACCGAAAGCATTACTGCTGCGGCGAATGGTAATATCAAAATAGGATTAGATGCCCAAACATCTGATCTTTTTGAACAAATATCAATTGATGTTTGTTCCGCAGCCAAGAATATTTCTTCCGCCGTCTCAGGTGGATCAACTATTAATTTGGCTCCTAGTTCAGGATTTCTAGACAATTTGAACAAGATGGGAAATATTGCAACAGACTTAGTTGTCTTATGCTTTGTTATTGCCATTATTTGTGTCTGGAAACCAAAAACTACACGTGAAAAAGCAGCTCTTGTTGCCATGATAGGTGTTTACTTCATGGCTAAAGGAAGTCTTCCTGATATTCTTAAGAGTGCAGGTTTTATGTCTTGGGCCAATACCCCAGTTCTAGAAACTGTTGGTCCTGAAGCCTTTGCTTTTGAAGATTTAACCACCGTTATAAGTGGTCTTTTATCTTCCTATATGGTTGCCAAATCAGGTCGTGAAATGTTTAAGCCAGCAGAACTCGCTAAAGTTGTGAGTATATGCGGTAGGATGAAGATGGGTGTTAAGTCAATTACTGATGCCCTTAACATTATAATGATGTATGTTCATTCTAGCATTGATTCATGGTATACTGGCAATCCGTTTTACGTACAATCTGGTTCAGGATTTGTGGATGAATTTATCCTTGAAGCTAAACAGATTATGAAATTATTTGACGAGAAGAAGCTGTTCAATATGCAGTCTTCCTTCGATCGTGTTAATGCCGCTGTTACTATTGGTGAAAATATAGGGATTAAAATCCCTGGAAATGCTGATAATGCTGGTTTGCGTAAACACATTTATGATCTTGTTAATGAACTTAAGAAAGTTAAGAAGAGTTTGTCTGAGTCCAATTTCATGTTTACTGGGGCTCGTCAAGAACCAGTCGCAGTAATGCTTAGGGGACCTGCAGGTGCGGGTAAATCCCAAGCTATGATGCACCTTTCTAATGCCTTGAATGCCTTAACTTTAAAAGCTGAGGACTTTAAGAATTACGAAGAATCCCCTGGAACCTTCACTTTCAATCGAATGGCTGAAACAATACATTGGGATGGTTATTTGCAAACTCACAATGTTGTCTATATAGATGATATGCTTCAAGCTAGAGAAATGCAAGGCAATCCTGAGTGTGAATCCATGATGGTTATTCGAATGGTAAATATATTCGAAAATAAGCTACATATGGCCGCACTTGAAGGGAAAGGGAACACAAATTTCAGGTCTAAATTCATATTAGCTAATACCAACTTGAGAAATTTCGAGGAGGTTATGCAAGCAGTCACCCACCCAGAAGCCTTTATGAGGCGATGGGATGTGATTGTTGATGTGATTCCGAAGGCTGAATTTTGCACTAAACCCAATGAGTACGACCCATGGAATCGTGTCGTCGATCCTTCGAAACTTCCAAAATACACAGAAAACACTCCTGGTTATGACGAAACAAAATCTCATCTTCTAGGTAGTAGTATAATAACTCCTGATATTTGTGACTACCACATCCAACGACATGTTCGAGGTGGTCTTAAAGTTATAGATACAGGTGTTGTCGTTGACTTCAAGGATTTGGTCTTTAAAATCCGTGAAATATATGTTAATAAATGTAACTGGAATGAGACTTTCCAGGAAGGTTTGTCGCAAACCATTAAAAGTTACAGAAAGGTCTACGACTGTGAAAATATGGAGGAAGAAGAACAAGAACCTCAGTTTGATTTTACTTCGGACACAGAAATTGAGCCCGAGATCAATCACACTGATCATTTGCCAGATCAAGTCTTGCATGTTGCGTCAGATACAACTGTTAGGTTCATGTTGAGTCCTATGTGGGAAGCACGTATACAGAATGTTTCCCACCATCATACTGGTAATTTCTTGTTCATTGACAACATAATGCCATTAATTTGGCGTCAAACCGTCCTAGCAGATATTAGCTTTGATGGTAATCAAGTTGTATCGCTCATTTTTAGTGAGCTTGAACGTGTTGGTTACAACTTGCTTGAGAGTGAGTGCAAGCCTATCGCTATAAACCGCGATGAGTTTGTTGATCACATTATGGCACAGTTGATCGGTAGAGACCATCCTTATATCAGTAGAAAGATTTGGGATAGGTTATATGCCGATAGTGAAAATTTCGTTTTCACATTGAGAAATACAATAACAGCCCCTTCATGGGCTCTTGCTATAAGAGATGCTTATAAAGCTTCCTATGCCTGGGTATATTCCTTGGGTGCTAGAGCTCTCAACTTCTGGTCTTCCGTCATGGTTGATGGTCAGGGTAGTTTCTTTACCAGCATAGCTGTTAGCTTTGCTTCTGGAGTAATGGCCTTTGGCTTAATTGATCTTGTATGTAAGATGTTTACTGGTGAGCCATACATGGATTTCTTAAATGGTATGATAATTGGGAAACGGAATGAGAGCCAATCCGGAGTCAGGTCTGAAAGACTTCGAAGAGCTCGTGTTGTTAGGCCTCGTGGTGTTCAGCCACAGTCGTCCATCTTCAAAAACCCAAATAGTAATTTAGCCCAGATCATGAAAACGATCCGGACTCATAACTGTTTTGAGGTTTGGATGCCTATGCCTAAAGAACAACGCAAAGGCACTGAGACACATTACAGGCCAGGGTTTTCATTGGGCGTTCGCGGACGTACCATGATGTTACCCTACCACTTCCTTTCTGCTCTTGATTCAGATTTGGAAGCTGGAGTTATTTCAAGTAGTGATCTGGTTTATTTCACACGTGCGGGCCACACCTATAAGGCAATCGAACTTACAGTCGAAGAAGTCCTTACTGCACTCTTGAATATAGAAGAAGCTATGGAAGAAGATATAGCCTTCCTGGCCTTGCCTAAGCAAGTCAATGCTTTCAAAAGCATTGTCAGTTATTTTGCCCCTGAAAGGTTTCACGATACCTATACCAAGGTTCGTATTGCCATAATGATTCCACGCGAAGATTACATCGTGGAAACAACTGTTGCCAAACAAGTTGAAAAAGTGCCTGTTGGTGGTGGTAAAACAAATTGGGAACCTTTCACTATAGGTCATGCTTATCAATACGATTCGTGTACCGAAAAAGGTGACTGTGGCTCCCCTTCGTTTGTCCAAGATAATTCGACAGGACATCCTCTTATAGCCATGCACGCGGCTGGAGGAGGAAATACTGGTTTTGGAACTAGGCTTAGCCAAGAGAAAATATTGGCTTGGCTTAAGATAGTAGATGACGTAAGAGGTCACTTCTTTGCTGAGGAGCTTTACCCTCTTGAAGTAGTTCCTAGTGATGAACCTGTTCGTCCCAATGTCGTTTTACATGGTAAGATCAGTCCAGACTCTGCCGCTCCGAGAGCGGCTCTTGCGAGCAGGATTGTTCGCTCACCTTTGCATGGCCTACTGGGACCAGTGGAAAAATTCCCTGCTAGGCTTGGTCCCTTTTATGATGATGAAGGGACTTTAAT